CATGAAGTTGGATAAAACCACTATGATAGTAACTTCAACAGACGATGGCGGAACATTTTAATAAATGGCAATTGCAAACACAGTAATACAGCTAAAAAAATCTGGCGTATCAGGTAATGTACCATCGACACTAAACTATGGTGAGTTGGCGCTTAACTATTACGATGGAAAGCTGTACTATAAAAATGCGTCTGGTACAATCACTTACATAGCAAGTGGCGGTTCTTCAGCCAATTCGTTTGCCACAATGAACATTGCAGGTTCATTGATACTTGCAACATCAGCTACAGATACATTAAGTTTTACGGCAAAAAATGGTATTAGTATATCTGCTAATACCACAAGTAAAACTATTATATTAGACGATAGTATTACATTTGCAGTAGCTAATTCAAAGACTCAAACATACTATCAGAATACTGCACCATCATCACCAAATTCAAATGATTTATGGTTGCACTCTGATACAGGTGTGATGTATGAGAACTATGGTAATACATCTAATCCTATATGGGCAGAATTTGGACCAACAACATTAGTATCTAATAACGCCACTTTATCCACATTCAATAGTGTAAGTTCAAATACAATCTATGATAAAGGTGTAGAAGTATTAACATACGCCAATAGTATTTTTGTACAGGCAAATTCAGCATACAATCAAGCAAATTCTTCAAATGTATTGGCACAAGCAGCATACAATTATGCCAATACTGCAATAACAACTTCTGGTGGTTCAATCACTGGTCGTTTAAATGTTACTTATCAACCTGCAAGTACAATAGGCACAGCAGTTAATATTACTGCAGCTAATACGATTGGTGGTACTGGTTACGCAGATGTATTGAAATTCACAAATAGTTCTGTTGGTGCAACAAACGCAAACAAAACGATTCGATTAGATAGTGTCGGCAACTTGCAGGTTGTAAATAGTGCATATCTAATAACATCAATGTCTTTGAGTGATGCGGGAGATTTGACACTTGCAGGTAATACAACAACAAACGGTATTGCTGCTGGTTATGCACCAAACCGTCCAGCATTTTGCGTAAGAGGTAATGGTGGCTCAATTGCCGCTACAACCACACTAACCAACAGCAATTGGACTATTGAATATAATCAAGGAAGTTATTTAAACGGTTCAACAGGCATATTTACAGCACCCGTTGCAGGTTTATATCAAGTTAATTTAGTGATTAGAACATATAATAATAGTTCAAGTGGTATTGCTCAAGCCTTAGTTAGAAAAACTGCTGCAATTGGTGGTGGGACAACAACTTCTATTATGGTTGAATTTGGTCCAAACACTTCAATGAACCATGCCGGTGGCGCCAACATTGTGAAACTAGCGGTAGGCGATACACTACAATTAATTGCAAGTACTGGTACAATCATATTTGACAGCAACGACAACTGGTCTTTGGCGTACATAGGATAATAAATGGCATTAAGTTTTCCATCATCACCATCCACAGGACAAACCTATTCCGTAGGGTCTAAGACATGGGCTTGGAATGGTTACGCATGGGATTTACAGACAGCTAGTGCCACTTCTTACATTGGCACCAACGGAACAACAGCTACACCTGCTAATAGTTCTATTACTTTTGCTAGTAATAATGGTGTCACAATTACTGGAACAGGTAATACAATTACCATCAGTTCAAATCAAGATTTAAGGCCAACGGCTTCTCCTTCTTTTTCCGCTGTAAGTAGTAATTCTATAAATATTGGTGCCGGAAGTATTGTTAATATGACTTCAAACGTATTAACAACTGGTTCAACATCTCAGACCATTATAGATTCTTTTCCAACATCTGCTTTCAGGTGTGCAAAGTATATGGTGGAACTAATTTCAGGAACAGTTTATCACATGATTGAGTTAAATGTCATACATGATGGAACAACTGGTGATATAGCACAATATGGCGAAGTCATTATTGGCTATACTTTGGGTACCTTTGACGTAAATATAACTTCAGGTAGTTTGAATTTATTAATGACGCCTACTAATTCCGCAACAAATGTTAGACTTGTTCGTACCGCATTGACTGCTTCTTAACTAAATATAAAATAATAATAAAAGGGATATCAAATGACCGCATCAGTCCAAGCAAATTTTGTCGTTAAGAACGGCCTAACAGTTGGCAATACAGCAGTATTTGCCGCAAACGGTACGTTCATCAGTAACCTGACAAGTACAGGTGTCGCATCAGGTACATACGGCGGATCTTCACAGATTCCTGTTATTACTGTTGGTGCTGATGGTCGATTATCTACCGCTGCAAACGTTTCTATTAATATACCATCAGGTACATTAGTATATGCCAACTCAGGACAGTTGACATCCAACTCAGTTTCGGGTACTGGTAATGTATTACTAGGCTTGGCCACTACGGGTGTTTCTGCTGGTTACTATGGTGGTATTACTTCTTATCCAGCAATTAGTGTTGACCAATATGGTCGTATCACTTCTGTTGTCAACGTTGCATCAAGTTCAAGTAATACTGCAATTTTCACAAACGTAGATGAATTTACTGCAAATGGTACAGGTACTACTTTTGTATTAACTGCAACACCATTTAATGCAAACAATGTATTAATTAACATCAACGGTGTTACACAACAAAAACCAACATTTACATTGTCTGGTTCTACAATTATTTTGACTGAACCACCTGCAAACGGTGCAACAGTTGAAGTTGCTTATAGCTTTAACGCTAATAATTTGTTGTTGGTTGCAAATACAACAGTAACTCCTGGTACATACGGTGGTTCTACAAACATTCCAGTTCTTGTAGTTAATCAATATGGCCAAGTAACTTCCGCTTCTAATACATCAATTTATGTTCCACCGGGTACAGCAGTATTTGCTAACTCTGGTCAATTAACATCTAATTCTGCATCAGGTACAGGTAACGTATTACTAGGACTTGCAACAGTTGGTACAGCAGGAACATATGCAAATGCAAATACAGTTGCAGTTATTACTACGGATGCATATGGTAGAGTATCTGCTGTAACAAATACAGCAATTCAAATTGCTATTGCACAAGTAACAGGTCTTCAAGGTGTAACAGATACACAAAATACAAACACTACTGCTGCTGGTTCATATGCAAATAGTGCCTTTGTGGCAGCCAATTCAGCTGGTGCTTACGCTAACAGTGCTTTTGCAGCTGCTAATGCATCATTTGGACAGGCAAATTCTGCCGCATCGTATGCCAACTCAGCATTTAGTACCGCAAACGCTGCTGGTTCTTATGCTAACTCTGCATTTACCGCTGCGAATTCAGCAGGTTCTTATGCCAACTCAGCATTTGGTGTTGCCAACTCTGCAAGCATTTATGCAAACGGTGCGTTTGTACAGGCCAATGCGGCCTTCACAACTGCTAACTCAGCAGGTGTATATGCAAACGGTGCTTATGGTGCTGCTAATGCAGCTTTTGGTGCTGCAAATAGTGCAGGTTCATACGCCAATTCAGCATTCACCGCTGCTAATAGTAAATTCTCATCTTCTGGTGGTACAATTTCTGGTAACGTTACTATCTCTGGTTCATTGAGTGTTACAGGCAACATTACATATACTGGTAACGTTATTAATCAAACTATTACTGGTAATACTGGTGAATTCTTTGGTACAAGTTCAAATGGTTTTGGTGCTTTGTATGCTGGTGTTCCAACAGGATTCACTTTTGAACCACAAACAATTATCCAATCAACAGGTAATTATGGTGATTATGTACAAATAAACTTACAAAACCTTAATAACGGTGCAAATGCAACGGCCGACTATACTGCAACATCAGATAATGGTACTGCAAATGACGGTTACATTGATATGGGTATTACGAGTTCTGCATACTCAAATCCTTTGTATTCTTTATTTGGACCAAATGATGGTTACTTGTATGCTGCAGGTAATACAACAACTGGTGGTGGTAATTTAATATTATATACTGCAACACCAAAAGATATTATTTTTTCAGCAAACGGTGCTGCAACAGGCAATGAAATTGCTCGTTTCAAATACAATACTGGTTTAGTACTAAAATCATTACCAATCACATTTGCTGATGGTACAACACAAAATACGGCAGCTGCATCTTTTGGATATTCAAATGTAATATTTGCAACGGCCAATTCGGCAGGTGTCTATGCGAATGGTGCTTATGCATCTTCTAATGCTGCTTTCTCAACTGCTAATAGTGCTGGTATATACGCTAACGGTGCTTTCATAGAAGCAAATTCTGCATTCGGTACTGCTAACTCCGCAGCATCTTATGCTAACTCAGCATTTGCAACTGCTAATAGTGCAGGCGTATATGCTAACGGTGCATATGCGGCCGCTAACGCTTCGTTTGGTGAAGCAAACTCCGCAGCATCTTATGCTAACTCAGCGTTTAGTACTGCCAACTCAGCAGGTTCTTATGCAAATGCGGCCTTCTTACAGGCTAATTCTGCATATGCTCACTCAAATACAACATCAAATACTTTTGTTGGTACAAACGGAACAACAGCCGCACCAACAAATAGTTCATTGACTTTTGCTAGTAACAATGGTATCACAATTACTGGTTCAGGTAATACAATTACCATCAGTTCAAATCAAGATTTAAGGCCAACAGCTTCACCATCATTTACTGCTCTAACAGTAAACACATTTACATATGTAACTTCTACAATCTATACAACTGGTAATGTATCACAAAATACAATCGACCAATTCTCAGTATCAACTTATAGAAGCGCTAAATACCAAGCACAGATGACATCAGGTTCAGCATATCATATGATTGAATTGAACGTTATTTCTGATGGTACAACTCCTTATCTTGCACAGTATGGTGAAATCTTTACAAGTGCTTCATTAGGAACATTTGACGTTTCAATTACAGGCGGTAATTTGTACTTGTTGTTCACACCAGCAAACGCAGTTACAACTGTTAAACTAATGAGAACCGCTATCACAGTATAGTATTTTTTTACAATTTGGTCGACAAGAGGATAGTGAATCTTGGCTAATACAACAAACTTTGTCGTTAAGAACGGCATCACGGTCGGTACTACTCCAGTAATTGCATCAAATGGCACATTTATTAGTGCTATTGCGAATACTGGAGTACAACCAGGCATCTATGGTAATACATCCTTAATACCTGTAATTACAGTTGGTGCAGATGGTCGTGTAACGGCCATCTCTAATACATCAGTAGCTACACCTGTAGCAACAGCTGCAATTATTTCAAACGTAGATACATTTACTGCTAATGGTACAGGACAGACTTTTGTTCTGTCACAAACACCATATAATATCAACTCAACCATTGTTAATATCAATGGTGCAACACAACTAAAATCTTCCTACACTTTATCAGGAAGTACAATCACGTTGTCTGAAGTGTTACCAAATGGTGCAAACGTTGAAGTTACAAGCATCTATAATGCAGCCAACACAGGTATAAATTCAGGTTCATTAGTCAGTACCGTAGATACATTTACTGCTAATGGTAATACAACAATCTTTACCTTATCGTCAGCACCTTTGACTTCTGGTTATACATCAGTCAATATTGATGGTATATCACAACAAAAATCCACATATACAGTATCGGGAAACGTAATCACGTTTTCTACAGCGCCACCAAATGGCACTAGTGTTGAAATTACCACCTTATCTTCATACACTGGTGCAGTAATTACATACAATGCATCAGGTACAAATGGTCAAGTGTTGACTATACAAAGTGGTGCAGCAACTTGGGCTGCACAAAGTTCTTTAAGTATTGCTAATACACAGATTACTGGTTTGATAACCTCAAGTCAAATTGCTACTGTAGCCAATACACAGATTACTGGAAATATAACTTCATCTCAACTTGCTGCCACTGGTACACAACCAGGAATATATGGTGGTGCATCACAAATTCCTGTAATTACAATTGGTGCAGATGGCCGTGTAACCACTTCAGCAAACATAACAGCAAATATATCAAATAGCCAAATTAGTGGTGGTACATCAGGTTACTTTTTACAATCTAATGGACCAGCAGCTGCCTCATGGGTATCAGCATTAGGTCCTACTGGACCAACAGGACCTACAGGTCCAACAGGTCCTACTGGTAGTCCAGGTCCAACAGGAGCTACAGGTCCAACTGGTCCAACAGGAAGTCCAGGTCCAACAGGTCCTACTGGTAGTGCATCTACTGTTTCAATTGGCTCTACAACTACTGGTTCAGCAGGTAGTCCAGCAAGTGTTACAAATAGTGGTACATCTTCAGCAGCGGTATTTAACTTTACTGTGCCACAAGGTGCTACTGGTCCAACAGGTAGTCCAGGTTCCACAGGACCTACTGGTAGTCCAGGTCCGACAGGACCTACTGGACCAACAGGTAGTCCTGGAGCAACTGGACCAACTGGACCAACTGGACCTACTGGACCAACAGGTACACCATCATCTACTTATGGTGCTGTAGGAAGTTATGTAATAGCAGGAATGTCAACTGCTGGATCTGATGGAGTAGTAGTAACTGTTGCCGCAGGAACTACAATTGCTGGTGCTTGTTTGAGATACACAAATCAAAATTATACTTGTTGTTCAAATCTAAGAGCTTTAAATTCAGCGCCTACCTACCAAGGCGGAGCAAGGCTGGCAACTTTTAACGACTGTCGGGGAAGTTCAATAGGTTTAACCGGAACATGGAGATCAGTTACGTATACTAGAAATTATTATGCATCGACTTACGCACCTCTAGCTTTACTTGTTCGTGTTTCTTAATTAATAGGATTTTAAAAATGTATACAGTAGAATCAATCACAGATATCGTTTATCGCACAGAAGATAAACAACACATTAATTGCAAAGTAAAGTTTGCTGAATTTAATGAAGTTCATCCATTCACCGCAAGCGCTACTGATCCAATGGATCATGGTGTAAGTATATACAATGACATCATTAGTGGTAAATACGGTCCAATTGGAGACTATGTTCCACCTCCGCCGCCAACTACTGAAGCTTTGTGGCGTAGAGTTCGTGACCGTAGAGATACACTTCTTACACAATCGGATATTTTAGTTTTACCAGACCGCTGGGCTTCATACACTTCAGAGAAACAAGCAGCTCTGTCCACATATCGCCAAGCGTTAAGGGATATACCTCAAACCCAAACAGATCCAGCCAATATTGTATGGCCAACCCTCCCTAACTAAAAAAGGATTTTATTATGAACGGTGAATGGTGTTATTTTAAAAATAGATTTTCAGTGGATACTTGTGAATACCTTATACAGGAAGGTTTAAAACTACCAAAAGAAGAAGCGAAAATAGGTGTGACTGCATCTAGTTTGAAAGTGGATGAAACTAGAAAATCAAGAATATCTTTTATACAAAAAAACAATCCAATATTTCAAAATGTGTTTGATGAGTTATGGAAAATGGCTATACAAGGTAACGATGACTTCTTCAATTTTCACCTGTCAAAACTAGATTACTTACAATTTGCCGAGTATGATTCTTCATATGAAGGCAATTACAAAAGACACCAAGATGTATTTTGGATAAACAATGATCCAAAGTATCATCGTAAGCTTACTTGTGTGATCCAATTAACCGATCCTTATAAATATGAGGGTGGAGATTTAGAAATATTTTCAAACAGCAAGATTGATGCGAATGAAATAAGAACGCAAGGAACTGCAATATTCTTTCCATCATTCACGGATCACCAAGCTAATCCTGTAACTAAAGGTACTCGATATTCTTTGACTGCATGGTTTGATGGACCGAAATGGCGATAACTAAAAAATAAAAAGGATAACAAATGGCACTTACAAGAGTTCTAAGCTCATTGCTTACAAATACTGCGGTATCAGCAGGCACATACGGTGGCGCTTCAGCAATTCCTGTAATTGCCGTAAATGCTGAAGGTCAAATTACCTCTGCATCTAATGTTGTGCCTTCTTTCTCTGCATCTTCTTCTGCGTTTGCTGTGACATTGCAAAATGCGGTAGAGACTGCAAACATTGTGGCTTCTGCGGTCAACTCTGCGGCTACTGCATACTTTAATACTGGTGCAGTTCAGTATTATACAACCAATGCAGGTGCAACATGGACACAGAACTTGACATATAGTTCTGGTACAACAATGGCTTCTGCACTAGCAGTTGGCCAATCAGCAACGATTGCAATTATGGTGACACAAGGTTCTTCTGGTGCATCTTATTATCCTACTGCGGTTAATATTGATGGTAGTACATCTGGTGTTACAACATATTGGCAAGGTGGTTCTGCACCAACTAAAGGTTATGCATCAGGCATTGACGTTTATACATATACAATTGTGAAGACAGCATCAACACCAACATATACGGTTCTAGCTTCACAGACTCAGTTCTAAGAGGTGGTGAATGCCACTCATTAATACTAGAGGCGCTGCTTCAATCAAAGGTTTTGGTTTTGCTGGATTTAGTCCAAAAGTACCAGGTGCTCCAACGTCAGTATCTGCGTCAGCTACAAGTTGTAGTGCTATATCTGTATCGTTTACGGCTCCTGCTTGTAACGGAGGTTTGAGTATTGATTATTATCAGGTTGTTTGTACATCTAGTGGTACTCATTCAGCCACAGGATCTAGTCCTATATCAGTAACAGGATTATGTGCATCAACATCTTATACATTCAAAGTAAGAGCTCATAATTCTATTGGTTATGGTTCTTATAGTTCTTCTACTGGCACAGCAACAACCAATGCAGCAACAGGATCAGTAGCATACACATCATCAGGTAGAAGTACTTTTGTTGTACCGTCAAGTGTAACTTCAATTTCAATTTTAGCTATTGGAAATGGCGGCCACGGAGCAAATCGTTTTAGTATTGTTTGTTGCGGACAAACATATACTTTTAGCGGAGGCGGCGGCAATGGAGGATCATTAGCATATAAAAATAATTATTCGGTAACACCGAGTAATTCACATCAAGTTTGCATTGTAGCACCAGGAGGTTGCAATTCTGGAGCATATCTTTATACTCCTTCTGGTCTTGGAGTTATAATTTATGCTCAATGTTATAACTCAAGTTCGTATGCTGGTTGTTCTTCTTCATTTGGAGGAGGTTTTGGTGGTATTGGCGGACAACAAACTGAATTAGCTGGATATCCAAAAATAGGTGGAGGTGGTGGCGCTGGTGCTGGTGGCTATGGAAGTCCAGGAACCAATAACGGAGGTAACTACGGATCACCGGGATGTGTAGGAACCTACGGTAGCGGTGGCGGAGGTGCAGCTGGTTCTAATTCGACACCCACTGGAGGAGGCGGAGGAGGAGGAGCCGGAATATATGGTTCAGGTTCTAACGGTACTGCTGGTTCATATCCATCTAGTAGTGGCGGCGGAGGATCAGGTGGATCATCAGGTAGTTCAGCAACAGGATGTAGCGGAGGAAATGGAGGCGCTTATGGTGGTGGTCCAGGAGGGTCTTCAGATTATGGCGGATCAAATGGTCTTGCAGGTGGAGGAGTAATTCGTATTGTTTGGCCAGGCACTTCTCGTCAATGGCCATCAACATCTGTAGGTTCGCCATAAATATTAGTTTTAAAGGAAATAAAAAAATGAAGTGTATTATTCAAGTAGATGAAACTGGTAACACAGTCAATCATCCAATTACTCTTAGTAATTTTGTGCAAGCCTTTCCAGATTTAGATATCTCTGGTGATACTGCACCTACAGGTTATGCATGGTTCACCAGAAAAGAACAGAACTCTGTTCTCAACGGAACTTATCCAACTGTTCGTCAAAAAGTTGTTACATCTTATGAAAAATCATCTGATGGTATCAACTATGAAGACACATTTACGATTGTTGATTTGACACAACCAGAAATTGATGCATTGATTCAAAATCTAAAAGATAATCCTCCTCCATTCATCAAATCATGGACATTAGAAACAGATACATATTTTTGGTTGCCACCAGTTGCAAGACCAACAGGTAAATATCGTTGGGATGAAGAAACTAAGGCATGGGTTGAATGTACTACTGATACCAAAACAATTACAGACTTCCCGACACCTGCTAAATTCCCATCACCATTGACGCCAGCAAGTGCTTTACAACCACCCTCTTCTAACACAGCAAATACAGGTACTTAAACATGAGATACGTTAAACACCAAGCAGATTTAAATTGGGTTCTTGTCACACCTGAAAGTGAAGACGATGCATATCTAAGAGAACATGGCATCTTTAAATTGATGGATCATGAAGAACCACATGAGTCATGGGACTTTACAAGATGGAGAACAATTGAGCATCTCACATTGCAACCAACTTTAAGAATTCTACATCGTACATATAACATGGTACCAATTGATGCATACGAACCAGAAAGACCAACTGTCATAGATCCTGCAACAGGTAATACAGCAACAAGTCTTACTTAAGGAGAAGGCGAATGCCTTTAATCAATACTAGAGGCGCTGCTTCAATCAAAGGATTTGGTTTTGCTGGTTTCTCACCAACAGTACCAGGTATGCCTACATCTGTATCAGCGACGGCTACAAGTTGTAGTTCTATATCGGTATCATTTACAACTCCTGCTTGTAACGGTGGTCTATCAATAGATTATTATCAAGCTGTTTGTACTGCTACGGGAACACATTCAGCAACAGGATCAAGTCCAATATCTATAACAGGTCTTTCTTCTAGCACATCATATACATTTCAGGTCAGAGCTCATAACTCATTAGGTTATGGATCTTATAGTTCAAGCACAGGTACAGCAACAACACAAGCAGTAACTGGTTCACAATCTTATACAACCTCTGGAACATATTCTTGGGTTGCACCAACTGGCGTAACTTCAGTTTCTACTGTTGTTGTTGGAGCACCAAACGCTAATTATTATGCAGGAGCTTTATCTTATAAAAATAATATTTCCGTTTCACCTGGATCTTCATATGGTGCAAAAGTAGGTCCTAGTGGTTGTCTTAGTTATTTTATAAACACAAGTACCGTATACGCATCCTGCGGAACAACTAGATTAGGAGATGGAGGCGGAAACGGAGGATATTCTGGCCATAATTATGGTGGAGGTTGTGTTGGCTACGGCGGAGGAGGAGCTGGTGGTTACTCTGGAAGTGGTGGTAGGAGTTATGGACCGAATGGTGCAGCCTCTGCGGCATCTGGCGGTGGCGGTGGTGGTGGCGGAGGTAGCACATCTTACTTTGGTACATGTTGTTGCGGAACTTATGTAGTGATTCCAAATTATGGTGCTGGAGGCGGAGGTGGTGTAGGAATCTTTGGCCAAGGTGCAAATGGTTCTCCAGGATGTAACGGTAATGGAAATGCAACTGGTGGTACAGGTGGAAGTGGCGGCGCTACTGGTGGAAGCGCTTCAGGTCGCAATTCTGGTGCAGGTGGAAATTACGGTGGAGCAAGAGGATACCTTTTAGGAAATACTCCTGCTGAAGGATCAGCAGCCATTCGTATAGTCTGGCCCGGAAATACCCGTACATTCCCATCAACATCAGTAGGAAGTCCATAATGAGAAATAGGAAAGATAGAAAATGCCATTAATTAATACTAGAGGTGCTGCTTCGATAAAAGGATTTGGTTTTGCTGGTTTTTCACCAACAGTACCAGCTGCACCAACTATCGGTGCAGCAACAGCAACTAGTGCAACAACAGCAACAATAGCATTTACTGCTGGTTGTTCCGGTGGTCTACCAATTACTGGTTATCAAGCCATATCATCACCAGGTTGTATTACTGCTACAGGTAGTTCCAGTCCTATTTCTTTTTCTGGTTTAACGCATAGCACATCTTACACATTTAAGGTGCGAGCTCAAAACTCATTAGGCTATGGACCTTATAGCAGCTCTAGTAGTAGCATTACAACAAATAATGTAGTGCCAAATGCACCCACTAGTGTGTCAGCAACTGCTACAAGTTGTTCGGCAATATCAGTATCATTTACTGGATCATCATGTAATGGTGGCGCTTCAATAGATTATTACCAAGTTGTATGTACTTCTTCCGGTAGTCATTCAGCAACTGGTTCTAGTCCCATTTCAATAACAGGTTTGTCTTCAAGTACATCATATACATTCCACGTAAGAGCACATAACTCAGTAGGTTATAGTTGTTATAGTTCTTCTACGGGTACAGCAACAACACAATCCGTATCATCATCTTCACTTTATACAGCAGGAAATTATACTTGGGTGGCACCAAGTTGTGTTTCTTCAGTTTCAGCGGTGGCTGTAAGGAATGGAGGCAGTTCAAGTGGAGGAACAGCCGGACAGTTAAGTTATAAAAATAATATTAGTGTAACTCCATCAGCATCATATTGTGTAACTGCTCAGAAGTGTAACTATTTTGGTTTTAAACGTTCTGGAACATATCTACTAACATCATGTGGATCAGTATCAGGAAGTACGACTCATTGTGGTGGTTCAAATCTGGGTTTTGGCGGCGGCGGAGGTGGAGCTGCAGGTTATAGTGGAAACGGAGGAAATGGGGGTTATTGTTACTCTTGCGGTTCTTCAGGTTCAGGGGGTGGCGCAGGAGGAGGAGGATCTGGAAGCGCACATAATGTTTATTGTCCATATCTTTGTTGTGGATCTGGAGGATATTATCCAGTTGTAGGATCTTCTGGTGGCGGTGGCGGTGGAACAGGCCTGTATGGCCAAGGATCAAGTGGATCAGGAGGTTCTCATTCTTGTTCTGGAGGCCGTGGAGGTTCCGGAGGTAGCGGAGGATGTTCAGGTGGTAACGGTTACGGAAATAATATATCTGGTGGTTGCGGTGGTTCGGGCGGTAGTTATGGCGGTTCAAACGGAGGTTCTTCAAATTATAGGTATACTACACCTAATAATGGAGGCGTTAGAATTATGTGGCCAGGAAGTTCACGTTCATTCCCATCAACAAGTGCAGGAAGTCCATAATCTCTTGTTGAATAAATAGGTTATAATAGGAGATTCTCGCATGGCTTCAGCACCAATTTTAAACAGACAAGACTTTACAAATTATTGTTTACGTAGGTTAGGTGCGCCAGTCATTGATATCAATGTTGACGAAGACCAAGTATCCGACCGTATTGATGATGCAATACAATACTGGCAAGATTACCATTTTGATGGCGCACAAAAGTTTTACTGGATCCATTACGTCACTGGCACAGATATTGCCAATCAATACCTAGATGCATCACAGGCTGTTGACCAAAACGGCAACAACGTAAGCATCCTTGGTATTACTCGTATCTTTCCTTTGACAGATTCTCAGGCAACCATCAATATGTTTGACCTAAGATACCAACTCCGCCTAAATGAATTGTATGACTTCACATCTGCATCCTACATCAATTATACCTTGACTCAACAACACTTGCGTTCTTTGGAACTCCAGTTCACTGGTGAAGTTCCTATTCGTTTTGTGCGTAATATGCAAAGACTCTACATTGATTGGGCATGGGGTGCAGGATACGAAGTAACTCCAGGCCAAGTTGTGGTGTCTGAATGTTATGGTGCAATTGATCCTAACACTTATCCTAACGTGTGGAATGACCGTTGGTTGAAAGAGTATGCCACAGCTCTCATTAAGAGGACTTGGGGGGAGAATATGAAAAAATTTGGTGGTCTACAATTACCAGGTGGTGTCACATTGAATGGTAAAGAAACATATGATGAAGCTATGGGTGAGATTGCCAGATTAGAAAAAGATATGATAGACAACTACGGTGGTCCATTAGAATGGTTCTTAAACTAACATGGCAACAAGTAACTATTTTAATCTGTATGGTTCTAGGCCAGACCAGAAAATCATCGAGGACTTGATAGTAGAATCCATAAAGATTATGGGTTTTGACTCATATTACCTTCCTAATGATAATGATGCAGCTCGGGACCTTCTTTATGGTGAAGATCCAACTAAGAAGTTTAACACAGCATTTCCATTAGAAATGTATCTCTCTAATGCCACAGAATACGGTGGCGATAAAGAGATGTTCACAAAGTTTGGCCTAGAGATTCGTAACCAAGTTTCTGTAATTGTATCGAAAAGAACATTTAGCCAAAGAGTACCACAAAACACATTTCAAAGACCACGTGAAGGTGATTTGATATATGTTCCGTTTCTCAATGGTCTAGGTGAGTTGTATGAGATTAAGTTTGTCAATCAGACTAAAGACTTTTTTCAATTAGGTAGAAAACTACCATACTTCTATGAGTTAGATTTGGAAAAATTCAAATATTCACAAGAGGTTATTTCTACTGGTATACGAGACATCGATGTTGTTGTTTACGATTCTGGTTATACAATACATTTAAACACTGGTGTTGGTTCAGGTACATACACACTACAAGAGTTGGTGTTTCAATCTCCTGATAATACATACGCAAATGCAACAGCAGTGGCCACAATTCAATCGTGGGTTCCATCAGCACATCAAATGGCAGTAACAAATATTGCAGGTACATTTGTCGATGGCCAAGTTGCAATTGGCCAAAAGAGTGGTGCAAGTTACATTGTTTCTTCATATGATCCATTAGAAGTACCCGCAGTCAAAGAAACATACGACAATAGTTTGATTCGTGGTTCTGCATCAAGCATATTGGACATTACAGAATCTAATCCTTTAGGTGGTATATAATGTCTAATACCACTTACAATAGAATGATTCGTAAGATAACAGTTGCATTTGGCAACTTGTTTGATAATATCACATTGGTTCGTTATAATCCAGATGAAACAGAACAAGAGCGTTTTGTTGTTCCTTTAGATTATGCAACAAAAGAATTGTATGTTGTTCGTCTGCAACAAGATCCAAACTTAGACAAAAAGATTCAGATGGCATTGCCACGTATGTCATATGAAATGAATGGCATATCTTATGATGCAAGTCGTAAGCAAATCACAAACATGCAGAACTTTGCAGCTGCAGGATCTGGTTTTCTTTCACAGTATATGCCTGTGCCATACAATTTTGATTTTAGTTTGTATCTCTATGTTCGTAATATTGAAGATGGCAATCAAATCATAGAACATATATTGCCATATTTTGCACCAGATTATACAATCAAAGTCAATATGATTCCTGAAATGGGAATTGTAAAAGAAGTTCCTATCATCCTAAATAATACAACCTATGAAGTAACCTATGAAGGTGACAGAGATTCAGATACAAGAATGGTCATTTGGACTTTGAACTTCACAGTCAAAGGTTTCATTTTTGGTGGTACTTCAAGTGTTGGTTTAGTTGAAACATCTATTACGAATATATACAAT